AGTGACATATTCCTCCGTCCGCGTGGCTGTTCCAGCCGTCGCCAGGCGTCGCCGTAGATCCTTTTCCTGGATCATTGGCGGTGTGGTGGTGGCGTGGTGGTGTGCCGGTGCTGCGGTGGTGTGGTGGTGTGGTGGTGTTGTGTGGCGGTGTTGTGGTGGCGTGGTGGTGTGGTGGTGTGGTGTTGTGGTGGTGTTGTGTGGCGGTGTTGTTGAAAGCGATTCCGGCGCGAGCGAAGGGGGGGGGTATGGGGACCGCACCCGCCCCCCTTGTGATATAATGATGTATCCCACATACTTTTTTAGGGTTTTTGGGTTTTTTGGTAACAATTGTTGTTATTGCTATAGGAGTTGTGTAACTTCACAAGAGTGAAATCTACAATGGATAACTCCATCCCAACTGGAAAAGTGTCTGTCAGCCAACTGGCTGATGATCCTTTGGGCAATCCCATCCTGTCAAAGTTTTACAAGTCTGAGGCGAAGAAGAGCAACAGCAAATTAAAGTTACCGCCTGAGAAGTACGACGAGTTCTTATCGTCTTTGCAGGAGTCCGGCGGATACATTACGAGGGCAGCCGCCAGGTACGGCGTACACAAGCGTACTGTTTACACTCAGATGAAGCGTGACGAGGCTTTCGCTGTTGCCATTCGTGATGTACAGGAGATGTTCAAGAAGAAGCAGCTGGACGACCTTGAGGACTTTTCACTTAAAAACGCTATGAATCCCAAGAATGTTTCTGAGCGGTTGTTTCATTTGAAGGCGATGGACCCCGCGAAGTACCGTGACAGGGGCATCAGGACGGCGACGCAGGTAAATGTAACGGTGGCGGGAATGGCGATAAAGGACAGGGCCAAGGAAATTGAGCGGCGGGAGAAGCTAAAGAATGTCAGCGACGCAGGATAGTGTTGTCTTGGAGCTTGTTTCGGCTTTAATGGAGTCGTTAGAGTTGTTGTATGTTGTTTTGCACAAGGATGACGTTTTGAAGGAGTTATCTCCGAGGGTAATTGAGCGTGCTGTTGCTGCTGTGACGGCGGGTTGTGAATGTGTTGACGAGCTATTTGATCGGTGGGCGGAAGCATAGAGGTATATTGCGGTTACCGTGATGAGACCGGCACTCCTACGGAGGCGTTGGGTCATCAGGAGGAGTATCATCTGTACACGGGATGGTCGAAGCATCATTTGATGGCTGGTTCACTTGGTACAGGTAAGACGGAGGCGATGTGTGTTGAGGCGGTTAAGCAGTGCGCTGAGATACCGAAGAATTTTGGTTTAATGGGGAGAAAGGTACTGGATGCTTTCAAGAAGTCAACTTTGTTACAGTTATTGGATGTGGGGAACGATTTCATTGAGCGTCACCGCCCGGTTGATCATTTGATTGAGTTTAAGAACGGGTCCAGGATTATTTATATGGCTTTGGACGATTCCAGGGACGCCATTCAGCGAATTAAGTCGTTGAATCTGGGTTGGTTTGCGTTTGATCAGCTTGAGGAGGTACCTGAAGACACATTTATATCGGCGTCAGGTCAGTTACGGCGCAAGGGTACATACAGGTGTTCCTTCCACACTTGTAATCCGGCGGGACACAATTGGGTATGGAAGCGATGGAAGAAGGATAAGGCGTCGCAAAATTCTGTAAAGGGTGGTTTTCGTTTGATCGAGACGAAGACGTGGACTGAGGGTGCAGCACCGCCTACTACTGAGCGTGAAGTGCGGTTATATTCTGACAATCCTCATTTGCCTCCTGATTACATTGCCTGGCTTTTAGAGATGCCGGAGCGGTGGGTTAGTCGGTACGTTTATTGCAGTTGGGATGATTTTGTCGGGTTAGTATATCCGATGTTTGATGAGCAGGTACATTTCGTTAAGCCGTTTGCGGTTCCGGATTGGTGGAATCATTATGTGGTTTACGATTACGGTTACAAGAATCCTTCTTGTGTATTATTTGCTGCTGTTGATGGTGACGGCAAGGTTTGGGTTTACGATTTGATTTACGAGTCGGAGTTATTGATTGATGATTTAGGTGAGATGGTATGTGATCGTTTGAATCCGGATATTGATTATATATATTTAGCTGATCCGTCCATTAACCGTACTGAGCGGGACGGCCGTACGATTGCTGAGGAGTGGGACAAGTTTGATATTTTCTGGCAGAACGCCAAGAATGATAAGCGGGTTGGATATGATAAGGTCGGCAGATGTTTACAGCCGGATGAGAAGGGGTTTGTCGGGATGTCATTTTTCGATGTTCCGCAGATGGTTCCTTTGCGGGACGAGATTGTTGAGTACAAGTGGAAAGAATTGAGATACGGACGGGAAGACCGTCCTCAGCCGGAAGAGGCAGTGAAGGTGAATGATCATTCGATGGATTGTCTGCGTTATTTGGTTAATTACGTTGATACCGCGTCGAAGCCGAAGATGCCTAAGAACGATCCGTACGGCGGTTGGGCGAATTTAATGAATAGTGTCGGCAGCAAGATGGGTTGGATGTCTGAATAATTAAGATGGTAAGTTTGCAAGATGCAGTCAGAAGGTATAACAAGCCTAGTAACAAGCAGAATGAAAGTGGTAAGGCTTCTAGTGCTATGAATGTAGTCGCCGAGAAGGTGGGAGACGTATCTAATAACTATAAAAGAATTTATGAAATCAGGCCAGTTAAAAGAGATAACACAAAAATTAAAGGGTGGACAGGTGAGCAAGAATCAAGTGTGTTATTGGCACAGAGCGATAATCTTGCTTTCCCGATGTTATTTCCAAAGGACCCCAATAATCCTACTTCAAATCCAGAGGATTGGATAGAGTTTGATAAATCTGAGTGGAGGCAAGCGTTGAATCTTGCTAAAAGTAGGAAAGAAGTATTTGAATTTACTACCGAGAAAGAAGCAATTGACTTTGCGGAAGGAAGTTGGAAGACAGTTAAATGAGAGATTTACAGCGTCTTAAAGAGTTATACGAGGTTTTCGATGCTATGCAGGTATCGAACAAGAGCTTTATGGATTCAGCCAAGGAGGCAGCGTCATTTTACACGGGTGGATTTGGTGAAGGTCAATGGGCGCAGGAAGATTTACAGAAGCTTCGCAGGGAGAATCGTCCGCCATTGCAGTTGAACGTCATTTTGCCGAAGGTGAATCTGGTAACAGGCATAGAGCGTCAGAACCGTTCTTCCTGGAAGGCATTGCCTGTTGAACCGCAGGATGAGGACGAGGCTAACTTGATTACTGCTTTATTGTTTCATCTTGATATGAACAGGAAGCTCCAGAATTTATTTTCAAGGGTGCATAAGGACGGCACCATCACCGGTCGTGGCTGGATAGACGTATTTGTTGAGCCTGGCAGGGATTTCTTAGGTGAGATAAAGGTTCGCCGTGAGGGTTGGCAGAACGTATTGATGGACCCCGAGGCTGACACGCCGGACACCGGCGAATGGATGCGTTTGGGGCGCACCAAGTGGTTATCGCTTGGTCGCTTGAAGTCATTATATCCCGATCAGTTTGCGGATTTGAAGAAGATTGAGGATGTAGCTCTGACAGATTTGGACTTGGCTGCTGCTTCTGATGTTGATGTTCACAAGGAGATGGGTAATTTTTACCGTTCCGGTGAAGTTGTCGGTGCTTCCAGGTTTGTTGATCCTACGGCCCGCAAGGCCAGAGTAGTCGAATTATGGGAACGGGAATGGACGAGAGAGCATTTTATTGTTAACAGCCGTACTGGAAAGCTTTCGCCACAGGGATTCGAGCGTAAGAAGGATGCTGAAGAGGTAGCCAGATCGCTGACCAGTTCGCAGGCTGAGTTTCGCGCTTCCTCGCCGATGGCGCAGATACCGGAGGAGGATGTATTTGATGTTATAGTGCGGTCGGTGCCGAAGACATTTATGACCGTTTTTTCCGGAGCGAGGATGATACTGGACAAAGTTCCCAATCCATACAGCCACAATGAATTTCCGCTAGTGCCTTATTTTTATTATTTCGAGGATGTAGGCGGAGCGGTGGAAACTTTTGGTTTAGTTGAGAATATGAAGGACCCGCAGCGGGAGAAGGATAAGCGGCGTTCACAGGCGCTGGACATTATGAATCGCACTCCCAAGGGCGGTGGTGTGTTTGCTGGAGGAAAGGTGACATCGGATCAGATGAATGATGCTTCATCTTCCGGCAAGTGGGTATCGGTACCAGGATTCAGGGGTAACGTAAGAGAATTTATGCAGCAATGGTCAACAAGTCATTTGGCTTTGATCAACACTGTTGTAGGGCTTGAGCAGGCGGCGGCAATGGATGCCAAGGAGATTTCCGGTGCTACAGATCCGTTGATGGGCATAGCAGCCGGTTCCAAGGAGTCAGGGTTTGCGGCGCAGACAAGGATTCGGCAGGGGATGCTGACACTGCAAGAGCAGATGGAGAATTTGGACAGTACGAAGAACAAGGTTTTAAGTCTCTGTATATCTAATATGCAGCAGTTTTACACAAGACCTCAGATAATGAGGATTGTAGGTAATCAGATGGGTGGAGAGTTGCCGTCCAATGAAGTGGTCCAGAAATTTCTTAGTAATTTTGAGGGTATGCGGTTTGATGTTGTGCTGGACGGAGGCAAGAACTCGCCAACGATGAAGGCGATGAAGGCCGATCAGGTAGGTGAGCTTATCAAGATGGGATTCCAGAGTTTGTTCCCATTGTGGCTTGAGTTGTCTGATCTGGAGTCGAAGGACGAGATAATCGCCAAGATGGAAGAGGAACGTGCGGCACAGATGATAATGCAGCAAGTTCAGCAGGGAATAAAGCAGGGCGGTGCGGAAGGGTAGCGCCGAAGGATTTTGACAGGTGTGTTAAAGGTGGCGGTCGTGTCAGGACGGAATCATTGAGTGAAGGTCGTTATATGCGCATTTGTTTCAATAATGGTAAATCTTATGCTGGTGAAGTGAAAAAGAAAAAGAAAAGACCAGGCAAGAGATACTTCAGGCGATAAAGATATATCGCAAAATGGGAAAACAAAAACAATGAAGTCTCGTTGTAGATAAATTTATTGGTTATTTACTTAGGGGTTTTGAAAGGAAATACGAATGGCTAAAATAAATAAAACAGGAATGGGTCAAGGCGACCTTGTTACTCTTCTTGATAGAGCCACTGGCACATTATGGATACCGGCTGGCCACTTTAACTTGCAAGCTACATCTACTGAGGCGCTTGTAGGTGGTACAATTCCAACGGCAATATCGTATGATGCTAGTAGCGATGAAAATGCTTGTGCCAATGTCTATATTTTAGATGAAATAGATTGCAGTGTAGCAATGTCTGCATACATCTATTATTCGGCAGCGGCAACGTCAGGTGATGTGACATTTGATATAGACTATGTATCAATAGCATCTGGTGAGGATGTTGGATCAGCAGTTACAGATGTTGCGGGTACAGCAACCACTACAGATGGCACAGCGGATGTTCTTGAAATATCCAGTGCTTATTCCATAGCAGCGGATGCCTGTGCAAACGGAGATGTATTATTTCTGAATGTCAGGAGAGATGTATCTGCAGCAGACGATATGAGTGGTGACGCAGATATGTATGGTGTGAGAATTGACTATACCACCAGACCATCAATCAGCAGTTAAGGAGAAGAAAATGCCGGTAACATACAGTTCCGGCTGCCAAAAAGGATTCCAAGGGTGATGACACGGCAAACGTGGGCAACAAGTCTTCGGAGCGTGACCGGATGGATTATTCCGGTTCTTGTTGAGTGATTGAAGCATTTTGATTGGCTGATTTCATTAGTACGGAAACTTATTGAATCTAAGTTTTCCGGTTCTTTGACAATAAATTTCAATCAAGGTGGGATAACTAGTCTTGAGAAATACGAGAGAGTAGTCCCGCAATAACAATAATAGTCAGGCAACTCTGACTTAACCCCCCCATTGGGGAACTAAGCAGAAGCCGTTATGTCTCAGTTTGAGATGTGGCGGCTTTTTTATTAGTGCCAGCCTCAGTGGATAAGGAGGACATAAAGATGGCGAAAAAAGAAAGTCGCTTTGAGTTCATAGATACGGACAAGGAACTGTCCGGCGAAGCAGACACTCCCTCAGAGGCCAAAGAAGAGAGTGTTGAGGCGTCGGCAGAATCTCCCGATGATGCAACGGAGCAGGCTGAGGAGCAAGAGAGCGAAAACCAGGAAGTTGGTGACGCGGATAAAGTTGAAGCTGGAGGGAAGGATTTCTCTACGGTCGAAGCTTTGGCTGACGCTTACACTAACTTGCAGAAGCTACACGGAAAGCAGACAAATGAGATTGGTGATTTACGGAAAGCCATTGATGGCTTGGAGGAAAGTAGTCAGGAACCGGAAAAGGAAGTATCCCCCGTACCTGAATACGATCCTTACAACGCCGATTCAATCGCTGAATACGTCCAGTATATTGCGAAGCAGACATACCAAGCGCAAGCGGAAACGCAGAAGCGTGAGGTTGCTGAACAGAAGATGGACAAAGCGTATGAATCAATGGTTCGTCAGTTTGCTAAAGATCATTCTGGTCTTTCCAAAGATGAGTTGATGGAGGTCGCTCAATTTGCCGACAATAGAGGCATCACCTTTATGGAGGATGCCTATACGGTAAAAATGACTGAGGAAAATACTAGGAGAGCCAAGGAAGAAGGACAGATTGAAGTTACTAAAAAACTTCAGTCTGCCGCATCTGTTCCGCCGTCTCTTTCGACGGCTGGTTCGGGAAAATCGACCACTGAAGAGGATATAGACAATATTCCTGTTCGCAGGTGGGGTGAGATTCCCAAAGAAGAACGGATGAAGTTTCTGAGGAATGCTCCTGGTCTTTAGACCTTTGAGGAGATAATAATGGCTACAGTATCATACAGTGACAAGAAAACGATGGCTGATGGTGGCGTAGATATTCCTTTAGGCTTTATGGCAGCAGTAATAGACACCACCTCTGGTGGTGATGGAAATGTAAGTTCCTCCGATATTTGGGAGGCACTTTCGATTCCTGCTGACGCAGTCGTAACAGAATGTGGATTAGCGGTATTAACAGCAGAAGGTGGCACAGCCACTGTTGATGTTGGTTTAACTGGTTCCGGTCCTGATGGCTTTTTAGATGGTGTAAGCATCAATGCCTCGGCGGGAACGTGTTTCAATAGTTTGAACGCAGCAACAGGTGCTGACACTCATTCTGGTGGACATTATTTTAGTTCAGCAGACACCATTGATGTTCTTTTTAACAATGCGTGTGATGCTGCAAAGATAATGGTCTGGTGCCGGTTTTTCATATCTAGGACAAGCTAAGGAGTAATATATAATGGCACAATCATCTTGGGCTAGTGGCTTAGCTGTTGAGCGATGGGCAAAGGAACTTATGTATGAAGTGGGTAAAGAAATCTACTTCGAGAAGTTTATGGGTTCCGGTCCTGATTCGCTCATTCAGGTAAAAAACGAACTTAACGGTCAATCTGGCGATTCAGTTACATTCGGATTAATCACGAATCTGTCCGGTTCCGGCATTAGCGGCGACAGTACATTGGAAGGAAACGAAGAATCTATGGGGAATTTTTCCCAGACCGTTTCCACCTCAATGATACGTCACGCTGTACGGAATACTGGTAGATTTGATGACAGCAAGGTTCTATACGATTTTCGTGTAGAATCACTGGCTGTTCTCAAAACGTGGATTGCCGAATATATTGACTCGCAGTTGTTCACCAATCTCGTGGCTTCCTGCACCTATTTGTTTAGGGCAGATGCTGGCGGAGATTCAGTGGCAAGTCGTCTTAGTGACGACACAGATCAATTGGCTGCGGCTGATTTGATCGTTCCTGCTGATATTTCTGCATTGCAGAAGCTTGCCAAGGTTCCCGGTGTTTCCGGGCAGTTGCGGATTCGCCCCATCAGGGTAGGTGGCAGGGAATACTATGTCTTGCTCGTTCATCCTGAAGTGGCTTATGATCTGAAGCAGAACTCGACGTTTACACAAGCGTTGAGGGAAGCTGAAGTTCGCGGTTCCGAAAACCCGCTGTTTAGCGGTGCTATCGGAATCTGGGACGGTGTAGTGATCCACGAACACGAAAACATCTCACTATTTGACGATGGTGGCGGTGGTGCGGTTCACGGCGCTCACAATCTGTTCCTTGGTGCGCAGGCGGGTGTATATGCAACGGTTGGTGATCCAATCTGGGTTGAGAAATCCTTTGACTACGGCAATCAGCTCGGTGTTGCTGGTGGTTTGATATTTGGTAATGCTAAAGTGAAGTTTGACAGTGATGGTGATAGTTCAGACGAAGACTTTGCAGTTATCAGGTACTCTACCGCTAGTACCGACTTTTCTGCCTAGTTTTAGGTAGTTAACTAGTTTAAAAACGCTTTGACTTTAATGGGGCGGCGGAAATGACAGGGGTAATAGCCTGCTATAAAGCCGTTCCGGTTAAAGCGCTATGGGGAGTAAAAAATGGCAACATTGGCATATCTTGAAGATCAGGTAAGAGTAAAAATGAATCTTGCGGCGACAGATACACCGCCAACTGACAGTGAGATAGATAAATGGATTATTGACGGCCAGAGTGAGGTGGTTAATCTGGTGGTAGATGATGCGTTATGGCCACTGGTGGAGGTTTCGCTGGCTAATGGTGGCAATTTAACGGGACAGACGATCCCTGCCGACACAGTACGCATAATATCTGTATCATATAAACCGGGTGGTGGTGCTGTCACTTATGCACAGCCCGTTTCGCCTGCAATGCTGGATCAGGTGACTGATGGTAATAACAATATGTTTACAACTTCCGGCAAATATTGGGCTATTAAGGACAATAAAATAGAACTTTCATCCGCCGCATTGAGTGAAGCAAATTCTTTTGAGGTTCAATATATTAAAGAACCACAGACAACTCGGGCGACAGAGTGTGACTTACCCCTATTTCTTGAGCCGCTGGTAGTGGATTATGCTGTGTCACAGGCCAAACAGCAGATAGAAGAGTATGGCGATGCTCAGGCGATTATGCAGGGATTCTACCAAAAAATTGGAGCAATTAACAGTCGATATGCAAGGCGGCACAAATTAACATAGGAGAAACCGGTGGCACTTTCTGACATAACATTAAAGCAGTGTAGAAGCGATCTTCAGTCCAGGCTGAATGAGGTGGCACCAGACAGATTTGGCACAGAGGAACTAAACTGGTGGATCAATATGAGTCAGTTCGATGTGGCGATGACATTGTCAACAATCAGTAATATCTGGTACGGGACATCACAAACTGTTACTGTTTCCGCTTCAGCGGGACAAATAACCACAGTTGCGTTGGCCAGTAATTATGCTGCTACTAAAATAATGAGGATTGTCAAGTGGGTGTTAAGTAATGGCAGGCTGGTTTCATTTATAGAGGACGACAAAATTGAAGCGCTTTCTGGCAATTCTAATTACGACAACAGTTATCTTGCCAATTGGTTTGGTGAGAATTTATATTTATTTATCGGATCTTCCGGTG